GGTGCGAGTGCTATATTATTATTGTCATTTGATTCGAGTTGGTTCATTGATAACGGAGTCCCACCACTTCCAAGAGGATTACTATTTGTGCCAGTCATATCTGGTGAACCAGACGGAAATGCTCTCTCCACATTTACTTTTACATCACCTTGCTTTTTTATAGTCCTAGGTAGTTTCCCTTCTTTTATGAATTTTTGTAGTATCTTCTGTGCTTTTTCAGGAGATGCATTTTTTATGATTGTATAAAGTTTATCTTGTAATTCCTTCTCTTTCTTGAGTAATTCTTTTAGACTAGGTTTTTTCGTCGGAACATTATCAAATTTTATATTTGGATTGAGTTTTTTCATAAGTGCCTGTGCCCTTATTCGTAAACCTTTCGCTGATATACCAGGTATGTCAACACCAGGTATCAATTCATCAAAATCATCGAGTTTATTTGGTTTTACTTTTATTGTTTTTACTTTACTTACTTTTGACTTTGTAAAAAACTTAACCAACCTCGAACTTTTAATCAAACTTCGCAACTTCACTAACAAAGGTCCAGTGGTAATAACATCTGATGGATCACTTGGAAGAAGAAGAAATGTTATACCTATAGCAGCAAGGGTTTTCGCTGTTTCCTCTGCTATCACTCTCTCCAAAGTTTTTCCTTCAAGTTTTGGGAGACCTAGAACATCATATATTATTGGTCTTCTTCCTGACTTTTCTAATTCATCATCCTTCGCTTTTCTAATTGCTCCTATAAAATTAGTATCTTCTAATTTTTCTAATACTTTATCTAAGTCATCTAAAGCTTCAGAAAATAGTGTTTTTTCACTTGACAATATCGCTCTACGTTCTTCAAACTTTCTTCTTCTGTCTGCACCTGTAAATAAATCTGCAAGTCTTCCACCTGCCAAACTTCCAATAATACTACCTCCCACTCCACCAACAACAGTTCCTATCGGTCCTCCAAAAGCTGTACCTAATACTGCACCTGCTTTTGCACCTGCGAGTGCACCTGCAAGACCACCACCTGCTCCTACCCCTGCTTGTACATTCGTTTGACCCTCTGCCCTTCTACCTGCAAAATCTAATCCAGTGCCTATGACAGCAAGAGGTCCTACTCTACCCAACCTACCAAATCTACTAGCCCTAGATAAAACTGCACCACCCCTTGTCGGAAGTTTTGGTATTTTAGGAACCTTTCCAATTCCACCTCCACCTCTACCAAGGAATCTTCTACCTATTAGACCACCACCAAGCAGTCCAAGTGTCCCAACGACTCCTTTTTTATCTTTTTTGTCTTCTGTACTCCTCGACAGTAGTGCTTTTAGTGTACGATCTCTATCTTTTAAGAGTTTCGTTTTGAGAGTAATAGATTTTTTCTCAAGTCCTCTCTCTAATCTTATACTTCTCCTGAGTTGATTTTTGAGGAATACACTTGCTCTAAGTGTCCTACTCGCAGTAGATGTTACTTTTGCCTCTATCATGAGAATACAGGTGCTCTAAGGGATGCAGCATAATCATATTTGTCTATAGCACCACCACTGCTCTTGAATTTGGTTGTCACATGAACATTAGTAGGTGTAGCTGCATTCCCTACAAACCCACTTGAAGATTGTTTTTCACCTTCACTACCACTATCTAAATTGAGAATACTGATGTTAGAATTAGATTTTGCAATCTTATCTCCCATCTCTTTTACACTCATGTTCGGGACACTTACACTAAATTCATTATTAGGACTGAATATATTTGATATCTTATCGTTAAATATTTGATTTTCAGTGATTTCATTTGTGAAGTCTATTTTAGGATCTATTTGACTTATAAATTTAGAATTATCTTCATTGTTGATATTTAAAACTTCATCACCTATTACACTAACATTGTTATTGACTTCTTCTACAATATTATTTTCTTCCTTTTTCTCTTCTATGATTTGACTTTTATCTTTGTTATCTACTTTTTTATCTACTTTTTTATCTAAAGAATTACCCTTGAAAAAGTTTGATATTCCTTTTTTGATTGAATTGATTATGGGGAAATTTTCTTTTTTCTCCTCTGTAAAATTTTCATCTACAACACCTTTTTGTTGTTTTTTCCTATCTCCCCTTACACTTGAGAGTATTCTGTCAAATCTGTCTAATTGTGTTCTAAATCTACCAACATCTTTTCTGTCAATAGTTTCAGCACCCCTAATGGTTTTTTGTGCACTTTCTAATCTTCTCCTGTCAGCAGTTTGATTCGCCTTGACGAGTGATGGGATTATAAATGATGCTGCAAGTGCTGCTGTTATGAGCAAAGGATTCTTCAGTTTTGACGCACCTGCTACTCTACTAGCAGTGTTTACACCTGCCCCCCTATTACCAAGAACTCCTCTCAGAGCAAGTGAATTGACAATAGATCCCGTCAAAAATTCTATGATTTCAGGTGACATCAATGCTGCTGATGCACCAAAACTCTGTGCTGCTCCTCCTATATTACCTGTGCTTGCCTGTGCAACACCTAATGCACCTGCTGCTGTAGCTAAACCTTTTCTACTTTGTGCAAATAATCTTGTATTTGTATTTTGTAAATTTTGTGAATCTTTTTTGAGTATCTTTAGTTCTTCTCTATAATATTTCTGTTTTGAATCAACATCTCTTCTAATGAGAGCACTCATGTCTCTCAAGTTGTTGTTCATACTGTCTAATTGAGATATTATTCTACCTAATATTCTTATTTGCGGTTTCTCTATCTTGGTTTCTTCAGATATATTAGATAAATTTCTACCAACAGAATTCATCCTACGTCCAAGTCTAAACATAGGAGTGCTTGATTGAGTTCTTCTACCAGGTGTTTGCATTAGCTGCTTCCGCTTGCTTTGCTTCTAATTTTTGTTTCTCAAGGTATTTTATAAGGTAATTCACATAAACATCCCTTTCCCAAGGAAGCATATTTTCTATATCAATTAGAGACCAGTTATGATGTTGTATGAGAGCAAAATTTGTCTCCAGCATAGCATCAATGCTGGTATGATATAGCATTATGCGAAAAAATTTGATAAACCCTCAATTACTACTTCAGACTCTTTCTTAGTTTTTGGGTTTTTCACTGTTGTTTTATACTGTAATTTTGGCATAGTCGCAAAGAAATTTTCAATTTGTGCAAATTGAGATGAATTCAATTGCTCAATAAACTTAGTAAGTTCTTTCTTTGTGCAGTCTGTTGCACTCCATGCTTCATCAACGGTGAATATAGTATCGATGCAATCGACCACCGCATCAAATGCCTTATCTATCCTCTCAGCACCATCTAAATCAGAGACTGCAAAATTATTGTCTAAGAATTGTTGCATTGATGGATATTTCATCTTGATGTTTAGATCATCATTCAGTTTTATCATGTCAGTGTGTCCTTTAGGGACTTCTAACTTGATATCTGACATTTTTACAGTCAACGGAACTTTAGTCTCATTGTCGTCTTGACAAGTGACAATAAGTTCAACTGACTCACCAATAGATTTACCTCTTATATTCAAGAACAAATACTCTAATTCAAAACTAGGTAATTTCTCCACATCAACACCACGAGTGATGATGCATGATTTCAACACACTTTTGAGTGTGGCACTGATGTCAGCATCGGATCCATTCTCTAGTGCGATGAGTAAAATTTTCTCCTCTTTGACTAAAAAGGGTCTGTACTTTACTTTTTTTTCTTGTGATATAAGTTGCAATTCAAATGTAGGTGCAATAACCTTTGGTAAAGGCATAATATTATTATTCAGTGACTATATTTAGTATAGCACAAGTGAGTGGTTATAGACCCATCTTGACAAACTTATTCCGAGTGTCAAGAATTTGTTCTCTAGTAAATGGTTTTTTCTTTTTCTGCTTTGATTTACTATTCTCTTTCTTGATCACTTGCTCTGTATTATCAGTGCTTTCATTATCTGTTGACCCCCCTTCAGAAGTAAACACTATATCTGGATTTCTAATGTTTTCTCCACTACCATCTGACTCTTTGAGTGTGAAATCCTGTCTAGATGTCCTTGATGTATGGAATTGCTCGTATGCGAATGTAATGGTTGTTTTTATCAATTCTGCTCTACCATATGCTAATGGTGCAGCAACAATATTGGTAGGAAAAGCATTTATGATGTGATATGTCATACTACTTGGTATCTGAGTGTTGAAACTACTTGTCTTATTCATCTTAGAAAATTCACTGGTAATATCCCTATCAAAGGCAGTTATCTCCATATTACACTTATATAAGTTTGGATATTTCATTCTTCTAAAGGAGGGTTCACTATTCTTTCTTTTATCTACATCAGTACCAAAAGTACCGTCCATTGTTCTCGTAGGTGATATAAACTCCATCCATGCATTGAATACGTCATTAGTATAGTAGTCAGTCTGTAGATAGTATGTGAGAATTATGTCAGGAAATCTTCTGTACGCTGCATACTTTTGTGTTATACCCTGTCTCAATCCACTTACTTGTGCTGCTTGTAGCTCAGAACCTGGTAAAACTGCTTCAGAACAAAACAAAGCTAGATATGAACCAGGATTGAATTGTGATTCTGCACCACCGTTTTGATCAAAGAAACCATGTTGATTGACAAAAGATTTCAACTCTGGACAATCATTGAAATTTATCATCACATCATAGGTATTATTGAAAGCTGGCGTGATGTTACCAAACTTGGTGGTTGGATTTGTAAGATCCTTGGTTGGTAAATAAAATCTTCCCGATCTAAATGATTCTGCCCTCTGTGCCATCTAAATACTAAATGTTACATACTATGTATGTCATACAAAGGTAAATTCAGACCCAAAAACCACAAAAAGTATCATGGTAACTTCAGAGAAGTTATCTATAGGTCTTCTTGGGAGCTAAAATTTATGCAATATTGTGACACTAACAAAAATATAGTAAGGTGGTCGTCTGAAGAAATAGTGATACCCTACAGATCACCTGTAGACAATAGGATACATCGGTACTTTCCTGATTTTTATGTCAAATACAAGGATGTAAGAGGAAAAATGCATGAGAAGGTAATAGAGATAAAACCTGCAAAACAAGTAAAAGAACCAAAGATGCAAAAAAGAAGAACAAAAAAGTATGTGTCTGAGGTTTTCACATATGCCACTAATCAGGCAAAGTGGGCAGCAGCAGAGGATTTTTGTAAGGATAGAAAGTGGGAATTTCAAATATTAACGGAGAAAGAACTTGGAGTATAGTAATGTCTTCCCATCATCAGAGGTAGTGGGACAACCTATTGTAGGTGAGGTCTTATTATATCAATATACTGCCAAGTATGCTCAACAATTACCATTTTATGATAGAAATCCTATGACATACATCGTTGCTATGGAGAATAATTCTTTTTACGGTGTGAACCTACACTACACCAAACCAATGAACAGGTCTGGAGTCTTAGACTACATACTTGCAGATCAAGATTATACTCAGTTAGATGGATTCAATAAATACCTAAGATCTTATGTAAAAGGCATGTTTCTGCAATTAAAAGGTGATGATGTGGATAAAGCACTGGGAATGCGTCTTGAACAATTTGTAAAAGATGTTGGAAGTATCGAGTTGCCAATGACAAATCAAAAGATCAGGAGATTATTAAGATGAGCGAAAAGAAAAATACCCCCACACCACCAAAAAGTGATGTCTGGAGTAGGACAACTTATACTGTCTGGTATGAGATAGATGGTGTAAGATATCTTGAAGAAAGAAGTTTAGATATTGCCAATGGTGATTTTTTAGGACCAAAGGGTATAAAAAAAATTAATGAAGATGCAGGTATGTTTGGTAAGTTATATACACCCATAGACCCTGAGTCTGAAGAAGGACAAAAAGTATTGAACTCTATGATAAGGAGAAATAAACTTCAAAATTTTGTAGAAGATTGGGCATTCAGAGAAGATACATCCGAAGCAGCATTTGAGTCTGGATATATTCATTATGCAAGAGAGGGAAAATTACCCAATGGTGAACAAGCTTCGTTTATCAATGAACCAGGTGTGCCTAATTTGGTAAAGAATGATGAAAATGTATCTGGAACTCCTCCAGTTTTAGTCTCACCACAAGAAATTTTCAGTAATGCAGTTTTCAAAGAGAATTTACAATATCCAATAGACATGGTTGTAGAGGGTGGACAAGACTACATGTTTATAGAACAATTTGCTTACAGTCCACCGCAACCAACAACTGGAACTTCATCAACTAATCCTGAAGATGTTCAAACTGGAGGGGTTGATACTACACTTGCAGGTAATATAACTCAAGGTTTAGAAAGAAGAACTAATATAAGTGAAGCATTTGGTACTTGCAGATTACCAATACCCAATAGACTTGATGTAAGTAATGGTGTAAGTTGGGGAGAAGGTAGAGCGAACGCAATTGAAATGGGTGCATTCTCTGCTGCTACATCTCAATTGAAAACTTTACTATCAGATGGAAAGGGATTAGGAGATCTAATCTCAAATTCAAAAAAACAAGTAACAGGGACATTTGATGCTTTGAAAGGTTCTCTGCAAAATCAAGATTCTTCAACAGCAACTTCTGCTAGTGTGCTAAATGCTATCATCGCAAGATCAGTTTTGTCTAGAATTGGTATCAATGTTGATGTTGACCAATTTATAACTAGACAAACAGGGGCAGCGATAAATCCTAACCTTGAATTGCTTTTTGGAGGACCTCAACTAAGAACATTTACCTTCAATTTTGATTTTGCCCCGAATAGCACAGAAGAGGCAGTGGTGGTAAGAAAAATACAAAGGTGGTTTAGACAAGGAATGTTGCCACAAAGGAGAAATGCAAATGCAAGCAGATCACTATTTTTAGGTTCTCCTAATATTTTTAGATTATGCTATATGAATAGTCACAGAAGAATAAAAGGTTTGAACACATTCAAAATATGTGCTTTGACATCATGTCAAGTAAGTTTTACACCTGATGGAGTTTATCAGTCATATGAAGATAAAGATGCAGTTTCAATGCCAGTTAGAAGCACTATGGGTTTGACTTTCAATGAACTTACACCCATATTTGCTAATGATTATAGATTAGATGATACTACTGTGAATGACCCATCATTACAAGATCTTGGAACAAATATTCTTGGGTCGAATGACTTTACAGACGATGACATAGGATTCTAATGAATTATTTCGACCTTTTTCCAAACGTACAACTACCCTCTTTCTCTGATAAGAGAAATTCTAGCAATGATTTTATAGTGCTCAAAAATTTGTTCAAAAGAGCAAAGATTCGTGATGATCTTTTTGGTAATGTAACAGCATTTTCAAAATACAGTGTTGAGGGAGATGACAGACCTGACAACGTTGCACATAAGATATATCAAAATGAATCTTTAGATTGGGTTGTTCTTTTGTCCAACAATATAATCAATGTACGAGATGAGTGGCCAATGGGTCAACGTGATTTTCAAAGATACCTCGATAATAAGTATGACCCTACACAATTATCGCAAGTGCATCATTATGAAACTAAAGAAGTAAGAGGTGTAGATGGAAATATTTTATTGCAATCTGGATTAGTGGTAGATTCAGATTTTACATATTCTTATACCACAAATGGTGTCAGAAGAGATGTAAATGATGTCACATCAGTATCTTATCTTGACTTTGAGATCAAGAAAAATGATGAAAAAAGAGTTATAAACCTTTTACGATCTGAGTATGTGGGAACAATTATTGATGATATGAGACAAATTATGACATATACCGACAGTTCTCAATTTGTGAATAAAAAATTGAAGAAAACAGAAAATCTAAGAATTATTGCTCCAAGATAAAGGGATATATCCAAAATAATTTTCAAAATTATCATAAAAGTGCTTCATGTAATTCATAGATTTTTTTATGTCAGATTCTGTCAAATCTTCAATATCTGATTCCCATTGATCTCTAAGATAGTCATATTTCGGAGCATTTGAACCCATATCAGGAACATATGCATTTTCATGAATTTTTGTAATTTTATAATTTAGAAAATTTGACAATTTATCAAGTTGAACGTCTCTTTGCTTATCATCCCAAAAATCTTCCATTATAGTATAATAACAGTTTTCTTTTCCAAATACAGATGAATATTTCTTGTATAAATCTACATATTCGCAATTTGGATTAAAGTATTGTTTCCTCAAAAAGTAAAAAAATAATTTTTTATGTTTTTTTCTCTCTGTATATAATTTTTCCATAAAATCTTTATATACCTTTGATGGATTAATAAACAATGATCCAGTTTCTGAAAAAAATCTTCTAATCGGATCACGGAATTGAAAGGTAACTTTTATTTCAAAATTTTCTAATAGTTTCTTCGATATTGATTCGAGAAAACTTTGAGATAAACTCGCATTGGCATTTGAAAAATCACAGACTGCTGTATATGTATTCTTCACATTATTATAGTGTTCTGTAAAATATGATATATAATTTTCAATGCTATTTGGATAGTCTCTTATCAATCTCAAATTTGTATTTTGTGCAAACCTATTTGACACTGATAAGACATTACCCATGGGATGATCTAATGGTCTTTTACTTACTGTAGTTTTATATTTGTTTTCTAATTTTTGATCATTCTCCAACCTAGACAGGTACCAATTTTCTTTGTAGTGACCCTGATGTGCATAATTATTTTGATATGCGAGAGTATATAAGAATGGACTTGTTCCTGACCATCCCACGCCAGGATTTAATAATAAGGTTGGTTTAGTCTTCATAGATGTAAGGGTCTTCACGACGCAATTTCCAAATTTTATATCGAATCCTAAACCATTTTATTATACGTTTCATAAATTTTTGATGCAATTATGCCATGACCCTCTTTTGTAGGGTGTAGAGTGGCACCCAGAGGTGTGTCAGGAGTGTTTATATTTAGATCATAGTGATATCTTGAATTTTTTGTATTTGTAAGTAATATCAATTTTACTTTATTCACTTTGAAGTGATCAATTATCGCTTGTCTGTATATAAATTCATCAGAATCACCATACTCTTCGCTGTAATAATCTCTATAATAGTCAATATACTTTTTTCCTCTACCTCTGCCAGGATTGATGTTCTCCCACTTTCCGTTCAAATGAAATTCTGTGCGATTTTTGAATGTCATGCATATTACCCCTAATTCATATTTCGTGATATCGTGCATTATAGTGGATCTGTAGATTCTACGATTACTGCAACCATGCGTGGACAGGTCAATAAAGTCGGTATTCAGTTTTTTTGATAATATCGTGGCATAACGGTCATCTCTATTATCTAATCCATAACCATAACACCAACTATCACCATTGAATATTATCATGAAAAAACCTTAAGGGCAATTTTTTGGCGGAGTTTTTTTTCCCGATTTTTGGTAATCAAAAGTCGATTTTGCTACAGGTAATGCACACCAATGTGATACGCTATTGATACCCTGTCCTCATGTGACCTGTTCACATCCACGTAGTGTATGAGGTTGCTATTGAAAAACAATCCTCTATTAGATTGTGGTGTGAAGTACATGGCATTGTAGTCTCTCTTCGCTATGGTGCATGTATTGATCATCTTATTAGGGTATGGATTCATGACAACAAGATCACCTGAGTTTGCATCTGCTTTCAACCAGAAAGCACCACTAAACTCACCAACAGTGTGATGATGCATTGTGTTTGATGCACCAGTAGGATTTATATTACAGAATAACTTGGTAAAGTCCACCCAATATGGTTCCTCTACCATGTAATGCTTCATATATTTTTTGAACTCTCTTAGAATTACTTCTTTGATGGGGTGGTCTATATCTTTCTGCCAACCACCATAGTTTGAGTTGCCATCTGACTCAGGGCAAGTCTTTTGTAGATCATATACGTAAGATAAACAAGAGTCTACGACAGATTGATCTCCATCGTAGACTCCGATTGTCTCTTCAAATGAGACGTATT